AAGTTACTCTAACAACAGATACATTTGCTACAGCTAAGAATGTTCAGGCAATAGCAAAAGACGCTATCAACAGTGCTATAAGAGAAATACTTCAAGATGGGCATGAGTTTCCATTTTTAAAGACTACACAAACCCAAACACTAACGGCAGGTACAGGAACTTATGATTTTCCTTCAGATATGTCTTCAGTGGATTGGGATAGTTTTTATTTAAAGACACTTACTTCTGAATCTAATACAGCTAAATCTTTACCTACAATATCTTTTGAAAGCTATACTAGAAACTATAGAACAATAGAAGATGCTGCAGGAACAGGTGGTAGAACTGCACCTGATTTAGTTTATCAAACAGCAGAAGAAAAGTTTGGAGTTACACCTATTCCTAATGCAGCTTATGTAGTAGAATATGTGTATTATAAGTTTCCCAATACATTAGGTATTAATGCATCTACTGGAGCTGCAACAGATGGAACAGACAGCACACATGATGTTCCTATTATACCTGAAAGATTTAATTATATTATTATTGATGGTGCTATGGTTTATATGATGAGATTTAGATCAAATGAACAAAGTGCTCAGATACATCAGCAAAAGTTTATGATGGGTATGAAAGCCATGCGTAGACTATTACTTGATGATAAACTTTCTGTAGAATCTACAATGATACAAAGACCTAAATTTTCTTCACATATGTTGAGTCTTGGTTCATAATGGCAGATAATTTACAAACCTTTAAAGTTATATCTAGAGGTGGCTTAAATACAACAGGAGATGTTTTATCTCAAGGAGAAGAGTTTCCGGGTAGTGCTACGAAACTATTAAACTATGAGCCTGACTTACAGGGTGGTTATAGAAGAATAAGTGGCTTTAGTAATGCTTATGGTACAGTTACTGGAACAGGTTCTGTATTAGGTGTATGTGTAGCAGATGGAATACATAACGGCATATTAGCTGCAAGAAAACCCTCTTCTGGTAATAATTATTTACACTTTTGGACAGGTTCTGCTTGGACTGCTATTACTAGTGCAGGTTCACCAACAATGGTTGGAGTTAATAAGGTTAGGTTTACTAGAATTAATTTTGGATCACCTAAAATTGTACTTACAGATGGTATTAATCCTGCAGCTACTTATGATGGTAGTAGCTATGTTCAGATAACAGATTCTAATGCTCCTACTGATCCTGTAATATCAGAAGTTTATCAGAATCATTTATTTTTAGCAGGTGATCCTGCAAAGAAAGATGAGTTATTTTTTAGTGCTCCATTAGCTGAAACTGACTTTACTCCTGCAAATGGTGCAGGTAGTATTAATGTAGGTTTTGATATTGTAGCTATAAAAGTTTTTCGTAATATTCTTTACATCTTTGGTACTAATAATATTAAAAGACTTGTTGGTAATAATAGAACAGACTTTGTATTAGAGAATGTTACAAATAACTTAGGTTGTCTAGCTACAGATAGTGTAATAGAAATAGGTGGTGACTTACTATTTTTAGCACCAGATGGTATTAGACCTATTGGTGGTACTGCAAAGATTGGTGACGTTAATCTTGAAACTGTATCTAAGAAGATACATAAAACAGTACAGAATACTATTAATACAGAAACACTTACAGGTTTATCTTCTGTATTAATCAGGTCAAAGTCACAGTTTAGATATATGTTTGCAGGAACTAGTTCTGTAGGAATACTAGGAGCACTTAGAGAGAATCCTCAAGGTGGTTTTGGTTTTGAGTTTGCAACATTATTTGGTTTTTCTGTTACTTGTGCAGATAGTGGATACATAGGAACAACAGAAACAGTTATACATGGTGACTCCACAGGTAAAGTTTACGCACAAGAATCAGGAACATCTTTTGCAGGATCTGATGTATTAAGTATTTATCAAACACCTTACTTATACTTTGAAGATCCAAGACAAAGAAAAATATTTTATGATATGGCTACATATTTACGTGCAGAGGGTGCAATATCTGTATCATTAGGTATAGTATATGACTTTGAAGATACAACTGTTCTTAATCCCTCTAACGTAACATTTAGTGCTACTGGTACAGCAGCTGTGTATGGTTCAGCAATATTTGATACAACACAAGTTTATGATGGTAATCCCTCTCCAGTAGAGACAGCAACATTTACAGGATCAGGTAAATCTATCTCTTTTCGTTTTGTTGCAGAAGATACAAATGCTAGTCACAGTATACAAGGATTTACAATTACTTATGGATTAGGAGATATAAGGTAATGGGTACAGGTTACACAAGAACAAATACTTCAGATATTCAAGCTGATGAGGTTGTTAAATCAGCACCATTAAATGCTGAACTTAATGCTGTTGTAAATGCTTTCAATGATACAACAGGACATACACATGATGGTGATGGTTCAGAGGGTGGTCCTATAACATCACTGTTAGGTAATAGTTTAACTTTTGGTGCAGGAACAGCAGGTACAGATATAACAATAACCTTTGATGGTGAAAGTAGTGATGGTGTTCTTAAATGGATGGAAGATGAAGATTACTTTCAGTTTGATGATAATATTTTAATAAGCACTGAAAGTGGTGTTTCTAAAAAACTTCAATTTAGAGATGATGCTATTTATATTAATTCAAGTGCAGATGGTCAACTTGATATTGTTGCAGATACAGAAGTTCAGATTGCAACTACAACAGTAGACTTAAATGGTAATTTAACCATATCTGGTTCTCTTAGCATAGGAGATGTTGCTGTTACTTCAACTGCAGCTGAATTAAATATACTTGATGGAGTTACAGCCACAGCAACAGAGTTAAACATTATGGATGGTGTTACTGCTACAACTGCAGAGCTTAACATAATGGATGGAGTAACCTCTACTGCTGCTGAACTTAACATACTTGATGGTGTAACTGCAACTACAGCAGAGATAAATGCTTTAGATATAACAACAGTAGGAACATCAGAAGCTTCTAAGGTTGTTACAGTAGATAGTAATGGTGACTTAATTGTACCTGATAGTGATAAGTTTAAGTTTGGTGCAGGTAGTGATATGCAGTTGTTCCATGATGGTTCTAACTCTTTTATTACTAATGCCACAGGTGCATTAAAAATAGCTACAGAGACAAGTGGTATAGCTGTAACAATAGGTCATACAACTTCAGAGGTAACTGTTGCAGATAACTTAACTGTAACAGGAACAACTACTTTATCTACTACATCTTTTGGTGATGCTAATATTATTAATGTAGGAGATATAGCTCTTGACTCTATTAGTGCAGATGGTACAGATATTAACGTAGCTATTACAGATAACTCTGCTACTTCTTTTACTGTAAAACAAGGCTCTGATGCATACTTAATTATTGATACAGGTAATAGTAGTGAGTCTATATCTATAGGTACAGGTGTATCAGGTACAGCTATTACAATAGGTCATGGTACTTCAGAGGTAACAATAGGTGATAACCTTACAGTAACAGGTAATCTTACTGTTACAGGAACACAAACAGTTGTAGATACTGTTACTATGAATGCTCAAAATGCTATTGTGTTTGAAGGTTCAACTGCAGATGCCAATGAAACAACTTTAACAATTACTGATCCTGATGCTGACAGAACAATCAAATTACCTAATCAGTCAGGAACACTTGTAGTATTAGCTGCAGATAGTGATACAGCAGTAACAGCCACACCTGCTGAAATAAGTATACTAGATGGTGATACTAGTGCTACTTCTACAACTGTAGTTGATGCTGATAGGGTTGTTCTTAATGATGCAGGTACAATGAAGCAGGTAGCTGTTACAGATCTAGCAGCCTACTTTGATGATGAAATAACTGCTATGCCAAATCTAGTAACTACAGGAGCATTAAATAGTGGTAGTATTGCAACAGGTTTTGGTGCTATTAATAATGGCTCAAGTGCTATTACAACTTCAGGTACAATAAGCTTTGGTAGTCTTACAGATGGTTCTGTTACTATTACAGACATTGCAGATGAAGATGACTTTAGTAGTAACAGTGCAACTAAACTTGCTACACAACAATCTATTAAAGCCTATGTCACTACAGTAGCAGCACAGGCTAATAATGTTACTGGTCTTACAGCAACAGGTTCAGAACTTAATGCTGTAGCTGATGGAGATACAAGTGCATCTGCTATTACTGTAGAAGACGCAGATAGAATACCTATTAATGATGGTGGCACAATGAAACAGATTGCTGTCACTACTCTTGCTGCTTATCTTGATGATGAGATCACAGCAATGCCTAATTTAACATCAACAGGTGCATTAAATAGTGGTTCTATTACTTCTGGATTTGGAAACATTGATATAGGTTCTGACAATCTTACAGCTACAGGTACAATATCTCTAGGAGCTACAAGTTTTAATGATAATAATGTAACAAATGTAGGATCAATTGCTTTAGATACTATTACTAATGATGGAACTGATATTACGTTAGATTCTAGTGGAGATATTATACTAGATGCTGCAGGTAATAATGTAACAATTAAATCTGGTGGAACATCTATACTTGATGTAGCAAATAATTCTTCTGACGTTGAATTGACTGTTAGTGTAGCTGACAAAAACTTTAAAATAAAAGGAACTGATAGTAGTTCAGCTATTACTGCTCTTGATATAGATATGGCAGCAGCAGGTGCAGCAACCTTTAACGATAAAATTATAGCCACAGAATTAGATATTAGTGGTGATGTAGATATAGATGGTACTTTAGAAGCAGATGCTATTACAATTAATGGTACAGCTATTGGAGATGTGTTTAGTGCAATAGCAGGTAGTTCCTCTATTGTAACTACAGGTGCATTAAACTCAGGAAGTATTAGTTCAGGCTTTGGTAATATAGATGTTGGCTCAAGTAATTTAACTGCAACAGGTACAGTATCGTTAGGTGCGACATCATTTAATGACAATAATATCACAAATGTTGGAAATATTGCATTAGATAGCTTGACAGCAGACGGAAGTTCCATTACAATTACAGGTAACACTACTTTTGCAGATGGTGCTTTTGATTTTGATATTGCAAGCCATGATACATCTAATGGTTTAAAACTAGGTGGTACATTAGTTACAGCAACTGCTGCTGAACTTAATCACTGTGATGGTGTTACATCAAATATACAAACACAATTAAATAGTGCAGCTACAACTGGTAAAGCAATAGCAATGGCAATGGTATTTGGATAATAAAGGAGAGAAAGTATGCCAACCCCAACTAATAACCCTAATGTAGTAGGTGTTACAAGCATATATGCAAACACTGCTGTTGATGCTGATGTAGCAACTTCTGCAGTAAGTTTGTTAACATGTGCTGATCACAAGCTACTAAAAATAAACAGTTTAATTATTTCTAATATAGATGGTACAAATGCAGCTACGATTGACGTTTGGGTTACTCGTTCTTCTGCTGACTACTATATAGCAAAAACTATTTCTGTTCCTGCAGATGCAAGCCTTGTTGTTATTGACAAAAACATGGGTTTGTATTTAGTAGTAGGTGATGTTCTTAAAATACAAGCAAGTGCTGCAGGTGATTTATCTGCTACTTGTTCATATGAAGAAATAGATGACGCAACCAGTTAAGGATAGTTAATGGGTGTACATAAAAAAGGTGGCTTAGTAGGTGGCTTTGATCAGCTTAGAGCACCTGATGCTCCTGCCATAAGTGTTGCTGCAGGTGGTGAATCAGTAGTTGTTACTATTACTAATCCAACAAATACTGGTGGTGGTGATATTACAGGCTATGCTGTTAGTGCTTTAACAGGACCTATAGAAGATACAACGTATACTATTACAGTTGTTTCAGGTAATCCTTCTAATCATCCTTACTATAATCAAGGATCTACTAATAAATTTGCAGTTGATGGATCTACAGCAACAGCAGATGTTACATTAACTTTGTATAAAGGTCATACTTATATTTTTGATCAAAGTGATTCTTCAAACTCTGGACACCCTCTTCGTTTTAGTACAACAGCAAATGGAACTCATGGTGGTGGATCAGAGTATACTACAGGTGTAACAACAAGTGGCACTCCGGGAAGTGCAGGAGCTTTTACAAAAATAGCTCTAGCTACAGATGCACCTAATACCCTCTACTATTACTGTACTAATCATGCAGGTATGGGTTGGCAAGCTAATAATAAGACAAGCCTACAAGCTGGTGCTTCAGGTTCTTCTAGTCCTATTAC